GGCTATTCGACTGTTCGGGAAAGCGATCTGACATTTCCGAACAGCCAAACAGTCAAACGGTCGAACAGTCTATTTTTCATCCAAACGTTGCCGGTTTGCCGACCTTCTGCGCAATCGTGGCGGTGTTCCGGGCCGTCTCTTCGGAAGCTTTGGCCGTTCGTTCTTGGACACTCCCCGTTCCTAACCCGTAAGCCGCCAGCGCGTTGAACGTGCCTGTCGTATCCATGCTGCGTTTGACTGCGTCCGCTTGACTGATGGCCTGGGTTATACCCGCCAGTACGTTCTTGACTCGTGTGATTACGTTGTCGCCCGAGTCTGGTCCTGCTTCTGGTTCAGTTCGTTGGGTACCGGCTTCAGCCATGGCCGTTTGCCATTCGGATTTCGCCTGCGCCAACGCGTCCTGCGATGCCTTGAGCTCACTGGCATAACGCTGACGACGAGCGGCATTTTCGGCATCGGCGGTGTCATTGATCGCACGTAACGTGCCGATACGTTCCTGTTCGATTCCGGATCGTTGTTGTTGGCGATGTTGTTCGCGCTCGGTAAGCGTGTTCTGTGTGTCGCGATCGACTTGGCGATTACGTTGAGATAAATCTTCGTCCGCCATCCGGATCGCCGCTTCAACGTCGAGCCCTTCATCGAACAGGCCCATCAATTTAAGCCAGCCTTTGGTCAATAGGTTTTCAGCCGAGTTCCATCCTTTGGTCAAGCCGGCGGTGAATTGTGTCCAGGTATTCGCCAAGAAAGCTGTGGTCTCGACCCAGAGGACCTGTAAACCCGCCCAAGCGTCAGCCAACACGATCACGGCACCATAGAACGCGTCGGTAGCCAAAGTCAGGAACCACGTCTTGAAGTCGACCCAATACCCCTTGAGAACATTGACGCCACGTTGCCATTCGACCTTGAGTGTCAACCAAAGTACCTTGGCTGCCAAAGCGATATCCCCGGCAGCCATGGCATCACCGATCCCTTTCCACGCTTGTGAAGCCACGTCTCTGAGTTTGCCGAACTGTTCACGAAGCCAACCGAGTGCTTTTGTGCCGACATCGCAAGCATGAAGGATCCCTAACGCCAAGCCAACTGCACCGGCAGTTACGAGACCGATGGGCGACAGCAAAGCGGCCAATGCCGAACCAAGGATCCCAATCGCCGTTCCCACACCTGTCACGATCGAGACGATGCCACCGAACACAAACGACAAAGCGGCACCGGTTACACCAAGTGCTACCAACGCACTTCCCACGATGCCAATGACCGCGATGAGCTTGGCCGCTGAAACGATCATGGCTTTATTCTTCTCGAGAACATCGCGTGCATGGCGGGCATAAGTGGTGACCATGGCGGCAATACGCGCGACAGGTTCAGCTAGTGCTTCGCCCACAACCGACATAGCTACCAATGCGGACTGCTTGATCTGCCGGAATCGGTGCGCGAGCGTGTTGGTCATCTTCTTGTAGGCGGTTTCCGTTGCCCCCGCCCGATCGGCCATGGCGATAACGTCGTCACTAAACCCTTGCAGATTCTTCAAAGCAGGAAGCACGCCCTTGAGTGCCCGGATATTGGGAAACAACTTGGAGATCGCGTCCGGCGGCAATTGGCTGATCTTGCGAAAGACGCCGGCCAACCCTTCGGCTTGAAGTGTGGTCGAGGACATCTCGAAGCCGAGACTGCGCGCATAGCTGGTTGCTTCAGCAGCGGGCTTGAGGAACGACGAGATAATCGCGTTAAGCGCGGTAACCGCGTTGTCGGTTTGGACGCCGTTGCGGGTCATGGTCGCCAGAGCTGCGCCGACCTCATCTAAGTTAACGCCGGCTGTGGCTGCGATAGTCGCAACATTGCCGATACTGGGTGCCAGTTCGGCAAACGTGGTCTTGCCACGCTGAACGATCGAGAAAAGCCAATCAGAAACATCGCCCGCCCGTTCGGCCGATAGGCCATAAGCATTAAGCACGGTCGTGATCGCATCGGCAGCGATACCGGTATCAGTAATCCCTGCCTGGGCAGCCTTGGCGGCAACAGCCAAGACGGATAACGCATGTTCAGGTGCGACCGAAGCCGACAGGATATCGTACAGACCCTTGGCGAGTGTTTCGGTTGATTCGCCAAACTCGACAGACATATCGCGAATCGCCTGACGGTATTGTCGCATATGCCGTTCAGGCTCAACCAGCATGGTCGAAACATTGGCCATCTGCTGCTCAAAGTCAGCGAAAACTTTCACGCCGACAACGAGCGGAGTTGCGAACACGGCACTGACCTTGGCTAATTGCATCCCGATTCGGCGGGTCTGGGCACCAAAGGCGGTGAGCCGACGCGAAGCGCGGTTCAAACCCCGAACCAGCCGGTTATCGTGGGCATAGAGCTCGACATAAGCTGCGCCCGCTCGAATGTCGCGAGCTGATGGCATTGAAATGACTCCGTTAATTCAGGCTGTTAGACAGTTTGACTGTTTGACTTTTCGGGGCTGAACGAACGAACCTCCGAACTGTCAAACAGCCAAACCGTCGAATAGTCAAACAATCGAATTATCCTTTCCCGATCGCCGCTCGTAACGAGACACCGGTCCAGGTTGCAACCAGGACGGCCAGTGTCTGTGCGGTCTGGTCAGTTACCAGGCCAGAGCTCCATAAAAGCCCCAGGATCCCGCCTGCGATCATTCCCAGGTAGGTCTTCTTGCCGCTCAGAAACGTTTGGATCTTTCGAAGAGTTGTCATCTGTCTGTACCTCCATGATGGCGTGATCAGCCGATGGCAAACGCGCGACCTTCACAAGAACCAAATCACCGACAACGCATCCGCCCACCCATACCAATAAGAACACTGCCGTTAAGCTTCGCCTCCACGTCATTCGTCGTCCTCACTCTCTGCATCCGCAGCCATCTCCTGCTGTTCATCCGCCTGCGTCGCACCCGCCAAGTTGGCGCTGACCCCATCGAGTTTGACCCGAGCGGTCCAGACGAAACCGGTGCCGGCGATACCGTAGCCATCCATCACGTAACCGGGATTGATCAACGAGCCTTGCCCCTGAAGTGCGGCAGAGCGTTGCTTCAAATCGCTGATCGCTTTACCGATCGCCGGCGAGACCACTTCGTCGATCATGCGGTTACTCGCCCGCTCGATCGGCTCGGAATTCACTGCACAACCTGTGCCGAACAATGCCAACCAACACACCAACAACCACGTCAAAAGAGTTCGCCATTGACACATTATGTCACACACCTTTCTTGGTTTGAGGTTTGAACGTCAGTCTCTAGCGTTCAAACGAAAGTCTTCCCTATCCACAAAAACACGCTTGAGTACGGACAGATCGTTGACCCGCATGGCCGGTTCGTTCGGTGACCGCTGTTCGAACGGATTAAGATCTGCAGGCACGAACGGTCGCGTTTTCTTCGGGTCACGATTGACATTGGCGATGAGGGCAAGAATGGCCGAGGTATGGTTCCAGCTTTCGCGCGTTCGAGCGTCGGCCATTGTCAATAGTTCACGAAGTGTCAGCGGTCCGGGATCAATGCCGACGACACCGGCGAGTTGCCAGATGAGTTGCCAGCAATCTGCTCGTGCAGAACGGCTTCCATTTGTGCCTCTAGCGTCGGATCGTCTAGACGAGTCTCGGCCACTTCGATCGCTCGGGCCTCCAGCATTCTCAGCTTGGTCAGCGCCTTGGCCAGTACGCGACGCTTCGGCCCTGGGAAAAAATCCACCAGTTCCTCCAATAATGCGGTAGTCGCATGGTCGATCGCATCGCCCGCCATGGCGCGACCGAAGTCCTCGTCGGCAACTTGCTTACTGTCTGCCTCGGGTTTGACCAAACAGTAGATCACGTCGCACAGCAAAATCGGATCGCTGACAATCCGCTCGAGCAACTGGCCATCCACAACATCCAACAGATTCACATCCAGAAGCGAGCGGACGCGTTTTATTCCGTCGACGTTAACGGTGATCGTCCAACTGCGCCCGGCGTTATCGGTAAAGGTTCGCATCGCTTTGCTCTGCTCCAGACTTTTAGACTGTTAGGCTGTTGGAACTATGGATTCGGCGGCGTTCCCTAACCGCCGAACAGTCGGACAGCCCAATAACCTATCCCTTAGCTACTCGCTGTTTTCCAAGCTGGTGCTCGCGTCGAGTAAGTTGGCTTCGCTGTCACACTGACGGTGATCGCCTCTTCGAGCGGCTCGTTACGGGTGAAGTTGGTGATCGAGAAGTCGGCGTCGAGTCCTTCGCCGCTCTCTCCATCCAAGATTGCCAAAGCGATAGGCGTATTATCGAAGTAGGCTTGCTGAATGGCAGAGAATCCGCTATCCGATGTGTCCCAGATCATCTCGAACTCGACACTGCCGTTCTTGAGCGTCGCCACCGTCGCACGCCAACCTTGGTTGCCGCGTGTGGTGACATCCGCTTCACCAGTCTCCAGGTTAAGTGTCACGTCTTTGACGTTAGTTAACTCGGTACTCGCCGTGGAACCGGCAGCACCATGATAGAGCTTGGCTTCCATGCCCAGCTTGATGCCCATGGTTTAATCCTCCGGATTATGGCTGTTAGACTGTTTGACGATTAGACTGTTCGGCAAGGAGGACCGACATGCGTGACCACACAAAGTTGAAAGCGTTTCATGCCGCCGACGAACTGGCTCGACTTGTGTACCAGGCAACCCGCCCCTTTCCGAAGGAGGAACAGTACGGGCTAACTTCGCAGATGCGACGTGCCGCCGTTTCAGTTGCTTCGAACATTGTCGAAGGATGCGCCCGAAACAGCGAAGCCGATTATCTGCGTTTCCTGGATATGGCATTTGGATCCCTGCGGGAACTGACCTACCAAACATCATTATCGCACCGCCTGGGTTATCTTGATAACGGTGCTCATGAGCCGCTTGACAACCAATGCACAGTCACGTCCAAGCTTCTCGCAGCACTGATCCGCTCCTTACGAAACTGACCTCTTCCGAACAGTCGAAAAGCCAAACCGTCAAACAGTCCAATGACCTTACCTCACCGATCCCGCCCACATACGAGGCAGTCGGTCCTTAATCTTCTCCATTGCCGGCCCCATGAACGGGCGACGATCATAGCGTTCGTGTCGGAACCGGCCGCCGAACTCATGGGCTTGGGCACTGGGGCCTACGATCGCATACGCTGGTCCGACGACCACACGCTGATCCCGTCTCTCTACCGCGTATAAGATTGCTCGTCTTAAGAGACCGCGACGGGTATGTGGCGGTCGGCCCGGTGTAGCCGGCTTCGGACTGCGACGAATACTTCGCCGAACGATCAACCGTAACGTTCCTCCTGCATGGCCCAACGATTCAATAGTCGCGCGTCGTTGTTTGCGGAGTACCTTCGGAACGTCCGAACGTGTTCGAATCTTCAAGCCGACCATCAACCCGCCCCCGTTCGTAATAGGCCATGATGGTTCCCTGCCCGTTGCTCAGCCCCGATCTCACCAGACGGCCACGCCTGCCCGATCGCTGGACTTACCGAACGCAGACGGTAGTCGTTATTCGCTTCATCCATGAAACAAGCATCGCCCGTTACATCTCCGCCGGCGGTATACCAATTCACCCGGTCGGTATCGCAGTTGCTGTAGAGATTGTTCCGCGAATACCGCATGTCAGATGCCACCAAACCATCAAGCCCAATATCGTGATCGTGCAGGATCGTATTGATTGCGATGACCGCACTACTGGCGAACGTTCGAATGCCCCTACTATCGGTCTCGCCCTCGCCGTCGAACGTACCGTTTAAAACAAAACAGAAGTTGGTCGGATATACGTTCGCGCGGCTAACGGCCAGGTCATATCCCACGCAATTCAAGAGCACCATTTTGAGCCCGTTGTAGTTATCCAGGCTGTTGTTACGAGCCCGACAACTAAACAGGATGGGTGCCTGATAATCAGGTGACATCGGCATGTAGAAGCCGTACCCCGCGTTGCCCGACGATTCGCAGTCGATCAGAACAGCGTTCGTCGAAATCACAAATCCATGACTGCCATTATCGCTAGCGCAGCAGGAGAGATACTGAACCGTCTTCGCTGCTGAGATATTGAAACCCATCCCCGTACACCGTTTAACGTGGAAGTGGGCGATTCGGTAATAAAAATGCTCAGTAGTCGCATCGAGCACGAACCCGGATTGCTGCGTACTTTCGCCATCGATCACCACCGGCCATTCACCATCAGCTGCGTCGCCAGGAGTTGCGTGGTAACCCGCGAGCAGAATCGGCGCAGTCGTCGTGCCTGGGGTGACAACGGTCACGGTCTCGGTATACGTGCCGGCCT